ATGATCTGAGATTAAAAGCTGCTCAGTTCACATATGTCAATAGCTCAAATTCAGAACAACTCTTTAATGCCAGAGAAAATCTCTACAAGGTTTATAATGCTCTGAATATGCCAGAAGAAGCTTTGTTTTATATTGACTTGAATTTGAAGCAAAAGCCGAATGATGCTAATACGGTCATGCAGAAGGCTTTTAATATATCCCTGAAAGGAAACAAACCAGAAGCAGAAAATATCATTCGACAAGTAATTGCTACTGATCCAGAAATGAAAGAATCAATTGAATTCACTCTTAGTGGAAGTCAATTACGTTCTGGTGATACTGCCAATGGCATCAGAAATTTCATCACTAAATTCAAACCAAAGAATCATATGTTTGAAGATGTTATGAAAATGACTTTATGGGAAGGAATCATACAACCTGGAAAAACTATCATCGTCAACGGTGAGGGTGGAGTAGGAGATGAAATCATCAATATTCGTTTTCTAGATTGGTTCAAGAAATATAATATGAAACCCATTCTATATTCTAGCTGGCATATGTATAGACCAGACACCGTTGATCTTTTTCGCCGTCATGGTCATGAGGTTGTCACTAACAACCTATTCTTCAAGAAGGAATATCTTTGGACTCATATGATGGCTCTGCCAGGATATATGAATCTCACAGAAGATGAGCTATGGACTGGTCCATATTTGACTCCTTTAAGACAAGAGAGAAATATAATTCCGAATAATGGTAAATTTAGAATTGGTATTAAGTGTAACGGTAATCCTTATTTTGAACAGGATATCTATAGAAGAATTCCATTAGATCAGTTGGTAGAGGCAATGCCTTCCAATGCCGAGATTTACTATTTTGATAAAGAAAAAACTCATCCTAAATGTATCAACATGAAAGATAAATTAAATACATGGGATGACACACTAGACTTTATTGATCAGATGGATGTTATCGTGAGTTCATGTACTAGTCTTGTTCATGCTGCTGGTGCTATCGGAAAAAGAACTATTGTGATGGTTCCTATTGCCGAATATTACACATGGACTAGTACAAGAACTGATGAAACAACTCCTTGGTATGGAGATAACTTCAAGGTAATTAAGCAAACTAAACCCCGCGATTGGTCTGGTCCTCTTAAGAGAGCCAGAGAATTGGTCGATGAATATATGTCATGAAATCAATAAGCATAAGTTGCGTTGATGCTTTGAATCACACTCCATCAGCTATGGCTTTAAAAAAAACCGCTGATGTATTAGAAGGTGTTGTAGATATTGAATGCGTGTACTGGTTCAGTGATGCTCCTTTTCCTATTTCGGACTGTCCTCTGAATATTAGATGGCATAAAATTCCCAGAATGGAATATTTTCATTCTAATTATAACTATGTTGCCCTAAAAATGATTCCAGAGGTTGTCGAGACTGAGTTTAATCTGATAATTCAATCAGATGGATTTGCTGTCAACAGAGAAGCATGGACAGATGAGTTTTTTGAATATGATTATATTGGAGCAGTTTGGCCTTTCTACGAAGAGTATAATGTCGGTAATGGTGGATTTTCGTTGAGATCAAAAAAGTTCTATGATGCTGTGAAGTCTGAAATTAAAGTACATGATGCTGTATATGATTCTGCTTCTGGTTTTCTGCCTCCTTTTGAAGATTACGGAAATGTTATCATTCCAGAAGATAATCTTCTTTGTAGACAATACAGAAAGCACTTCGAAACAAAATTTGGAATAAAATATGCGCCGCCAGAATTAGCTGATCGTTTTAGTATAGAGCTTAATGTGTCAAGTCCTTGGTTGGGTAAAAGTCTAGGATTTCATGGTAAACATGGAATCGCAAAGCATTATGGAGTAGATTTAAAATGTTAGATGTATTAGTGGTTCTTCAATCTCATACAAAATCAAGTGCCAGAAAAGATGAGAGATTTTGTAAAGCAAGTAAACTTGAAGTATCTACACGATGCTTTAAGTCTTTAATCAATACAATCAACTGGGCTAGAAATCAACAAACAACTATTCCAGTGAATTATAGACTCATTGTGTTAGATGATCATTCGGATGAAGAATTTCTTGATCTTGTGAAGCAGACTATTAAAACATCTACCTTTGAGATTGAACTGGAGCATCTTGAAAATGGTGGAATCATGCCAAGTATTCTACGTTCCTATGAAATAGGAAAAGAAAGAGGTAGTGGACTGGTTTACTTTGCTCAAGATGATTATCTCTATTACGAATCATGCTTATGGGAAATGATTGATGTATTCTTTCATGCCACAGAATTAAGCAAACATAATGTCTGTATTTTTCCTTATGACCACCCATTGAGATACTCGATGTTGGTAGATAAGCCTTATTTTTACAAGGTTATTGTCGGAGCAAAAAGACACTGGAGAACAGCATATCACACAGCTTGCTGTTTTATGACAACACATGAAACTGTTTTAAAAGAATGGGATCTATTTGAAGCAATGGGTAAGCACGCATACGATGAAATTTGTGAGGATGAGACTATCAATAAACTATTCTCAGAAAGAAAATATCTTTTGTTTACTCCAATGCCAAGTGCTGCTCTTCATATGGGAATGTGGTCTGATTGGGACCCTCTAATTGATTGGCAGACATTGTGGGATAAGTTTCCGTATAAACAACACTATCAGTTACCCAAAGATACAAAAATTGTTCTCAATGTTGGAGCTGGAAAAGTCAGTATTAAAAACGCGGCACACGCTGATGAAATGGCAGATTTTACTGAAATCACGATTGATGAGGATGAATCTTTAAATCCAAACATAGTGTCTGACATGATGGATCTATCAATGATTCCAAATAATTCAGTGGATGCTGTTTATTCTGCTCACGCTCTAGAACATGTTCATTTTCATGAAATCAAAATATGTCTGGAAGAATGGTATAGAGTTCTAAAACCAGGTGGTGAGATTCGTATCGTTGTTCCAAATCTAAAGAGAGTTGCGGCAAACATTACATGGGGTAATCTGTTAGGAAAGATATATGATTCTCCAGTTGGACCCATCACCGCTCTGGACATGCTATACGGTCATACTCCATCTATAGCCAGAGGTCAGACTCATATGGCCCACAAAACAGGATTTACAGTTGATATGGCCCAAATGATTTGTGCTTCTTTGAACTTCGACTCTTTTCTTGTCTTTGATGCTGACCTTGAGATTCTAATTCGCATCTTTAAGTCTGTTCCTGAATCCAAGTAAAGAGATCCTTGAATTTATACTTATACTTTGGATTATTAGAGAAGGTGTGTATTTGATACTTACCTCTTAGGTGATCTGGAAAAGGAATTGTCTTTATTTCTCCACCATACTTGTCTTTAATGATTTTTGCGACAGTTTGAAAAGAACAGGTGATTCCAGAGCCCAGATCATATATTCCAGAAGGAAGCTCATTGTTTAGCATAATATGACACACATCCTCTACACATACGAAATCTCGCCAAAATTCGCGAGAACCCTCGAAAATAGAGATGGTTCCTTTTTCCTCCACTTCCTTACGGAATTTATGAATTGGGCTGGCTTGATTGCCCTTATGATCCTCTCCATTGCCATAGACGTTAAAGAAACGAAAACCCTGTATATGCTTGAACTTTTCAAGATTATCCCCAGCCCATAGGTCTATGGTGGCCTTAGACATGGCATATAGGTTTAAAGGATTGAGTTGTAGTGGTATTTCGGAGTTTCCGTATATGGAGGCAGATGAGGCATATTTAATGGGAACTCCATATTCGATACATTTTTCAAAGAGTTTGATTGTATAATAGATGTTAAAGGTATAAATCTTGTCAAAGTCAGTCTCGGTGGTGTCAGAAATGGCTCCCATATGATAAATACAGTCAGCATCCTTCCATTCTTCAAAGGAATCAATAAGATCAAAACAGTTTACAATATCGAAGCCAACGGGGTCTTTTACACGATTCATGAGGTGAGAACCGATAAATCCCTTATATCCAGTCACGATATTCATAGAGTTACACTTTAAATAAATAGAACAAGTCTATTATATATTTTTTCGAAAGGAAAGTCAAATGGCAGTTCCTGCAAGCAGAACAGATCTTAGAGATTATTGTCTAAGAAGATTGGGTTTCCCTGTAATTGAGATCAATGTTGATCCTGATCAGGTAGAAGACCGTATTGATGAAGCTATTACATTATGGCAGCAGTATCACTTTGATGCTGTTCAGAAGATCTATGCCTCGCATAAAGTGACTCAGGCGGATATCGACAATAGATATATTTCGATGGATAGCAATGTTATAGGTGTTACTCGCATCTTTACTCTCTCCACCCAACAAGTTAACTCTGGGGCAACTAACCAGTTTAATATGTTCGATATCAACTATCAGATTCGTTTGAACGAACTTTATGACTTCACATCCGCTGACTATGTTTATTTCGAACTTGCTAACCAGCACATTCGCACTTTAGAAATGCTGTTCATTGGTGAAATTCCTATTCGTTACAACCGTTTTGATAATAAGCTATATGTCGATGCTGACTGGAAAGGAAAGATTGGATTAGGATCTTATATCATTGCTGAGGTTTACGCTGTTCTTCCAGGTGATGGTCTTTTGTTCTGGAATGACAACTGGCTCAAGCGTTATACCACATGTCTTATCAAAGAGCAATGGGGTAATAATCTAAAGAAATTTGCTGGTGCTCAACTTCCAGGTGGTATTGCGATAAACGGTCAACAAATATATGATGAAGCTATTACTGAAAAAGATTTATTGGAGAAAGAATTACGTGATGCTTATGAGATGCCAGCCGAGTGGTTACAAGGTTAATTAAATGCCCATAAATCACTATTTTAATAATTTCAACTCTAAGGCTGAACAGCGTCTCTATGAAGACCTGATTGGAGAGACAGTTAAGATTTGGGGAATAGACTCGTTCTACATTCCTAGATCTTCAGAATCAGAAGTTGACCTGATTTTCGGTGACGATCCTACCAAAGTATTCGGAGCAGCATATCCAGTCGAAGTATATGTCAAGAATGTGGATAGTTTCGATGGTCAGGAATTGTTCAGTAAATTTGGTCTGGAAATTCAAAATCAGATCAGCTTTCTGATGCCAACCAGAGCATTCAAAGCAAGAGTTCCAAGTGATTATCAAAGACCAAGAGAAGGAGATCTTCTTTGGTTAACAAATTTTGAAGCACTATTTGAAATCAAGCACACCAATCAGCAGTTCTTTTTCTACGCATTTGGTAATCAAAATTTCTATGGTTTTGAATTAATATGCGAGAGATTCCGTTACAGTAATGAAAAGGTCACAACTGGTATTCTGGAAATTGATGCTGCGATTGATAGCGTTTCGACCTACTATGATTTTTCTATGGTTAGCCAAGGAGTTGGCACTTACCAACTAGGCGAAACAGTATATCAGGGAGATTCTCTAGAATCATCAACTGCATCAGCCGTTGTTGTTTCTTGGAACTTACCATCATGTACATTACAGTTGAAAGAGATTAAAGGTCTATTCTTAACAAATAATTCAATAATCGGAGCATCTTCAAATGCGAGCTATATGCTCTTTAGTTACAACCAACTAAATAATGAAGATAATCCGTTGGATAATAATTATGAATTGGGTCTTTTGGCAGATCAGATATTGGATTTCAGTGAACAGAATCCATTTGGTGAACCAACTCAAGTTACACCACCATCAGACAACACTATATTTGTAGATAATTCTGTAAATGAAACAGATTTCTATAATGATTCTGGTGAACAGACGAATTTTGGTATAGGCACTAAGAAACCAACAAAACAAATATAGGTAGAAAAATGACTTACACATCAAACGATTTTCCAATTCCAATCAGAATATTTACACAGCCGCAACATGCGAATCTGTCGATATTCGATACTAACTATGTGGCTATTGAAAATCATTTGGCTAATGTTGCCAACATGCAGAGCAACGCTGTAGAACAAGCAAACGCTGCCTATAATAAAGCTAATTTGAATTCTGTTTCTGGAAATACTGGTCAGCTACAGTTCAATAGTAACGGTGTATTTGGTGCTGCTTCTGTAATATACAATAGTGTTACTGGTCAGTATATTTTTCCAAAACCAACAGATTTAAATGTTTCTACTGTTGTTATTCAGCATCCAGATAGCACATCTAATGGCGAAAGTGCTTTAGTATTGGATGGTGGCTCTCCAGGAGATTTTGTTGCTTTAACAATCACAGACGACTACTTTGGATCTCCAACAGTGAAGTGGCAAGCAGTTGTTGGTGGAAACAAGCTATTTCTATGGGATTCTTTAAATCAGCGTTCAGTTCTAACACTAGGACATAATGGTGGTATTTTCATAGGTAATACATCTGGAGAAGATATGGGCTCTGGCTCAATCAATGCTAGTGAGTATTACTTAAATGGTGATCTATTTACTGGCGGATCAAATACTGGTAACATCATATTCGATAATAATGTCATATCAACGGCTCAAAATAATGAGCCTATCATCATAAAATCAAACGTCAATATTTCTTGGATTGCTACTATTGGTGATTTTACGACATCAAATAATAACTACGGTTCAAGTGTTGTTATAGACAGTAATAATAATTCTTATTTGTTTGGTGGTGATGATAATTCATCAAATACTAATTATGTTGTTAAATTTGAT